GATATGGTGAAGTTGAATGAACTTTGCAATCTACACTGGATAGACCACCATAAAACAGCTATAGATGAAGCCCATAAACAAGGTTTTATCGCCAATGGTGGACAGTTTTTAGAAATCGGCAAGGCTGGATGTGAGTTAACTTGGGAATATATTTATCCTGAAAGCATTTTACCTAGATCTGTTTACCTTCTCGGTAGATATGATGTCTGGGATCATGTAGCCGATGAAAGTGTCCTCCCTTTCCAGTACGGGATGAGACAATACCCAGTTACACTCCCATCCAACAGGGAACTATGGGATACTCTATTTAACAGTATCCTTCTTATTGCCGATATCGTCAGTGTCGGTAGAACTATCCTTTCCTACGAATCAAACCAAAACAAAAAATTCTGCCAGGCCTACTCATTTGAGACAGAGTTCGGTGGACATAAAGCCATTTGCGCTAATCGTGGCTTCACCAATTCACAGCTGTTTGACTCTGTTTACGATGAGAGCAAGCATGACCTGATGATCACCTTTATCAGAAAACATAAGGCTGGCAGTTGGATAGTTTCTCTTTACTCCACCAAGGAAAGTATTGATTGCGGTGCCTTGGCTAAAGATCATGGAGGCGGGGGTCACAAGGGAGCAGCTGGTTTTCAATGTAAAGAAATCCCCTTCAGGGTTTGATTATGAAGCTCTTCAAAACCATCATAGCCTACTTCTGCAACATGGAACCGGCCCCTGCATCATGGGGGGTAAAACATATAGAGCGCCGGAAGAAGGTTTTTATCCCAACAGATAGCCTTGGAAAACCTGACTATGAGAACATCAGGACCAGCGCCAGGCCGTGCCGGATGCTTTCTAGGGGCAAGATAATCAAAGCTTTTATTTATTACTAGGAGATCAGCAATGAACACCGTCAAGGAAAGACCAATTCTATTTTCAACTCCGATGGTAAGGGCTATTTTGGATGGAAGTAAGACTCAGACCAGAAGGATTATCAAGCCACAACCAAAAAGAGGACCAAAGGTATTAACATCAAGTGATGAAACCGTCTGGAGTGAAGAGCAAGGTAGTTGGCACGGTTGTAGATTAGGTAAAGTTGGTGATCTCCTCTGGGTTCGTGAGACATTCAAGGTTGATGATGGAGTAGTTTTTTACCGAGCCACCGACCACGAAGATCATGCCCCGTGGAAGCCTTCAATCTTTATGTTCAGAAAGTATTCCAGGATAAACTTAAAGATTACCAACATCAGGATTGAGCGGCTTAAAGACATATCTGAAGATGATGCTATTGCCGAGGGAGTGTTGCCTAATTGCTTGAACGCTATCTTTGAGAATGGCAAGTGGGTTGTTCCTGAGAATAACGGTTGTGCTCATCAGACAAGGGGTGGTTGCGATACTTGCTGCACTGAAGACGGACATTTCATCGAGTGGTTAAATTATCCTCTTGATGCAGACCGCGAATCTCCTGCCTATTCAGCCAAGGAAAGCTTCATGTCTCTCTGGGTATCAATAAACGGCAAAGGATCATGGGATGAGAATCCTTATGTCTGGGTAATAGATTTTGAGAGGGAGGTTTTGTCGTGAAAAACAGATCAGGTCAAAGGATCAACGCTGCCTTAGATTTTGGCAGGAATGAGATAAGCCTTTATCTTTTTCAGGAACACTTCAGCGGGTCTGGACAGTACGAAGGGACCAGCTACGGGCAAACCATCTCCCTAAAAAAGCACGAAGAAGGGACCGCAGTCCAGCCTCTCACCTATATAACTAAAGATTGCGCCCAAGGACTCATGGACGATCTTTGGCAGTGTGGCATAAGGCCAACGGAAGGAGCTGGTACAGCTGGGTCAATGGCCGCGACCAATAGACACCTTGAAGATATGAGGGTGATAGTTGCAAGCAAGCTCTCAATCGCTCTTAAATAAGGACTCTGCTATGAATACTCCCGACAAGATATGGCTCGAATCCCCCAAGATTTTAAGGGTTATCCCCGAAGGGCACAGAAAATTCTACCCTGATAATATTGAGTACATCAAAAAGCCGACCAAGTGTCAATGCAGCCTGAGAATCAAGTTAGTTGGCGATGGGTGCCCCGTATGTAACCCAGCTCTTCACCTTGAGATAGTCACCGAAAGGATGGAAGAGGCCGAGGCGAAGCTTGAGAAGATCGAGACATGGATAGAAGCTTATCCCCTTAGCGTATTCCCGGAGCCTGATTTAAAAAAGGCAGCGGCGGTGCTGAAGGCTAACGGCATGACCCTTGACTCTATCAGCGCCAGCAATATGCGGCATGTGCTGAATGGTGTTAAGAAATTGATCGGGGAGGAATAATGAAAAATACTCCAGTTACATTTAAGGACGGCAAGGAGCTTATTGTTCACCACAATGATGATCTAACCCAGGACGAGCTAGACCAGCTTAAAGAGCTGACTTCGGTAGAGTTTAAGGCTGTTCTTCTGTCCACAGGGAGGTTCAAGGCTATTCCGATGAAAGACAATCCGTTTCTTACACCACACTAAAGGAGAGCTAAATGCCCAACCTTAACAGCCAATGGGGAAAGATATGTACCTCCACTGGAAAGATAATCCATAAAAGCCAGGGAGCGGCAAACAAACAGAAGAGGAAGTTAATAAAGAGAGGGTTACTCGTAGGACGGCCATCATCTGCCTTTCACTGTAAAAAGTGCAATGGATATCACGTTGGCCGGACTCCGGGGATAACCTCTAAACGTAAAAAAGAACGACAACGAGGACATTGGAATGACTAATATTAAAAACAGTCTTACAGATTCTTTGGCAAACCTGATGAATATTCGCCAGTCAACAGCTTATGGACTGGCTAACCTCCTTATCGGGGCGGTAAAGGAATCTATCGAGGCAGACGAGATAAAAACCCTCACCTTAGATTGTGAAGCTTGCCGTGCAGCCAAGCGAGAGATAACCACAGAGACGACAACTAAAGGCTACACTGACGAGCAGTGGGATTTAATAGCTTCAGGCCAGTTCCTTTGTGTTTTCTCAGACATTGCCAAGCCAACTAACCTTGGAACAATTCGGAGTATTTATCGGGAAGGTCCAGAAGATGACAGTTATTATGCAGACAACGGGAACCATTATAGGCATTGCCGTCCGGCCAAGATAAAAGGATGTATGAGGCCTTGGTTCGTTAAACCTGTAAATGACGAGGTTGAGTGTCTGTTCTTCGGGTACGACAATCGGCCACTCAATCATGGCGTTTCGGTTAGATACGATTGTGATACAGTTAAATGCAGAGCCAAGAGCTACATTGAGCTATAGGAGAATTAGCAATGAGAGAGATTAAGTTCAGAGCATGGGACGATGGCACATTGGTTGATTGGGGAACCATGTGCCAAACAGCCTTCAATCGTGGTGGCATCCAACTTATGTACCGCCTAATGGTGCAAACTAATCCAGATTACATCCTTGAACAATTCACGGGCCTCAAGGATAAGAACGGTAAGGATATCTATGAGGGGGATATTGTTAAGGCCAACTTTAACGGGCATGAATGGGATATAGCTGTTGTGGAGTGGGGAGGGAAATGGAACATTTGCGGGCATGGATTGGTAACGAATAATCCAAATCATCCACGCATGGAAGGGCCGTCTTGGGATAGCCTTAATGACCGGTGGCAAGAATACACGGAAGTAATCGGCAACATCCACGAAAACCCAGAACTTCTTGAGGTGAAGCATGACTGAAATAGAATGTATTTACCTATTGGCAGGGATCGTTATTGGAATGGGCCTTGAGGCTATACTTATACGGGTGAGGGGAAGATAATGGATTGCGGAAACACTAATTGTATTCACTATAAAGACACCAGCACCCAGAACTGTGAGAACTCCGGGGATAATTATGTTGAGAGCTGTAGATGCTTTAAGATGCAGACAACTAACTGCCCTGATTGTATCTATTGGACCAGTGATATTTGTCGTAGATGTGTAGACCAGAACAGATATAGAGAACCAAATCCACATGACGGTGTTATCGGGGGGCTACTTGCTATAGCTACAAGACTGTCTTTAACCAAGTGTTTAACGGAGTTGGGAGAGGTTTGCGAGAACCAACAGACCATAAGCACAAGGAAACTTCAGCATATTGCTGACCGAATATCTGACAGGCTTAAGGAAGAATCTCAATTCATCGCTATTCAAGCTGAAAGGCTAAGGAGAAAGTAATGAAAAAGGAGCAGGCACTAGAAGAACTTGGACAATGTGTAGATACGGTTAGCAACCTTATGGCAGCATTAACAATGCCGCTAGACCCATCTTTACATATACAAGGGATCAAAGGTTCTCTTCCCGACCTTAAAGATAAAATCAAAGCCGCTTACTTAAGTTTAGGCGGAGAGGATGTTTGGTAAGAGATAATGACTGACCCAGATGTAATGAAACAGATAGAACAACTCAAGCCTGAACACCAGCGTTTCATCAGTTTGTTGACAGCTGACCCAGACCGGATTGCTTGGAAAGCCTATAAGGGCGCATATCCTAAGTGTAAGAGCGATAAAGCTGCCCTGTCTGCTGCGGCTAGATTGTTGCGGAATGTTAATATTGCAACAATTTTGCAACAATTTGACACAAAAGCTTACCAAACCTTTGATGTTACGAGAGAAAGGATAACGCAAGAAAAGGCAAGGCTGGCGTTCTTCGATGTGCGGAAGCTGTATCATCCTACCGGAGAACTAAAGAAGATCCATGAGCTTGACGATGATACGGCGGCTGCGATTGAGGGATTTGAGGTTGATATTAAGAAAGGTAAACCAGGGGACAAGGATATCGTCACACTGGTAGCCAAGATAAAGAGCGCCAAGAAGGGGCCAATCCTTGACCAGTTGTCGAAGCAGCTTGGCATGTATGCTATTGATAACCTACAGAAGACAGACTTAGGACTTGGAGATACCACGGCTGAAGAGCTGTTGAGTGCTGTCATCAAGAATAGGAAGGAGATAGAGTAAGTAAGTTGTATAAACGTAGGCTCTGGCGTTTACTCAGCCTAGGCCTGTGCTGAATTAAGATAAAACTTAAATAAGGAGATTTGGCAATGTTGGAAAAAGTATCTGGCCAAGCAGGACAATTAACGAATTAACTCACGGGATTTGCCGTGTAGGAGGAAGTAATGGGAAAGACATGCACAGAAGGTGGGTTTTGGGACGGACTGCGAAAAGCCGCAAGCGAGGCAAATTCCGGTGCAGTGCCGGGTTATGTGCAAGCCGTAGAAGAAATAATAAATGATTTAAGTGACCGGAGAGGGTTGAGCCACGAATGGGATATGATTGATGACGATGTAAAAACTGAGATTAAAACCGCATGGCAATTAATTATTAAAAGGCTATGCACATAACGACCGATATTAAGCGGCGTGCCTTTACGTCCGCTTGAATTTTTTGTTATAAACCGTAAGGAGCGATACACATGAAAATACTTAATTTGTACGCAGGAATTGGCGGCAATAGGAAGCTGTGGGGTGAAAACCACGAAGTTACCGCCGTAGAAATGGACGAAGCTATTGCGGGAGTTTACCAGAGCATTTACCCTGGCGACAAAGTAGTGGCTGGTGATGCCCACAAATACCTTGCGGAACACTTTGCAGAATTTGATTTTATATGGAGTTCGCCGCCATGCCCTAGCCACGGACAATACCGGCACAACGTGGGTGTGATTGGAAAAGGGTTTTCTCCAATAATGCCGGACATGAAACTTTATGGCGAAATAGTTTTTCTCCAAACTTATTTTAAAGGGAAATGGGTAGTTGAAAACGTGAAACCATATTACGAGCCACTGGTTAAGCCTGCCTTTGAACTTCATCGGCATTTCTTTTGGGCCAACTTTACAGCCCCGCAGCGCACCTTTGCCAAAGCAGAAATACGGAGCAAGAACAAAATAAGCGATTTTGACGGGTATGAAGTTGTAGCCAATAGCAAGATAAAGAATAAACGGCAAGTATTGCGGAACTGTGTGGATAGCAACCTTGGAAAGCATATCTTTGAACACGCATTTACTGCGAACAAAACCCAACCTAGCCTTACGGGTTTATAACGCCCTTAATCAGTTGAACCAAGGGAACAGGAGGGAATAACGTGAAAGATGTAAGCAGAATTTGTTCAAAGTGCCAAATTGTTTTTATGACCACTGAAGCGGATGAAGAAACACGGTGCGGTAGATGTAGAACTGAAGCCACCGAACGCCGCCCCTTGGTTTCAAATGAATTTACTGGTTATATAGCTGCTGTCTCGATGCCTTATAACGTGATATATGCAGACCCACCTTGGAAATACTCTTTTAGCAAGAGCAATAGTCGCAAAATTGAAAACCAGTACCCCACAATGACATGCGCCGAAATATGTGCAATGGAGATACCTGCCGCAAAGGATTGTGTTTTATACCTGTGGGCAACGGCTCCGAAATTGCTGGAGGCACTAGCGGTAATGAAGGCTTGGGGATTTACCTATAAAACACAAGCCGTATGGGATAAGGGCAAGATAGGAATGGGGTATTGGTTCCGTGGGCAGCATGAGATATTACTTGTGGGTGTGCGTGGCAAAGTAAGCCCACCAGAACAGGGCAAAAGAACCGCCAGCGTTTACAACTACACCAGAGGTAAACACAGCAAGAAGCCTGACGAAATACGAAACTTAATTAAAGACTGGTTCCCGGGCGCTAACAGGCTGGAAATGTTTTGCAGGGAGGCGGATGAAGGGTGGGCGGTTTATGGCAACGAAGTATCGGACAGCATTGCTATATAACAAAGACTTTAGCCACTCCAATAATATTTTATATTATGGCGACATAGATAAAGATGAGCAATAAACACCGAAGACCGAAACAATCAAGGCTCCTGGCCGAGATGCCAAGCGTTGAGCCGCTAAGAATCACAGTCAGAACTAAACAGGCTGTTATCCATCGTGACGGATACAAGTGTTTAATGTGTCATACCAAGCAGAACCTTACCGTTGACCACATTATTCCGCGATCATTAGGCGGGAAGGATTCAATAGGGAACCTTCAGACCCTTTGCCAGCACCACAATAAAACGAAAGGGAGCCATCACTGCACCGATTACCGGAACAACAAGAAACCGATATCTTTAGATCCGTATCTTAATGGGAGTTGAAAGGAGAATGGTAATGGCGTTTATAAATAGAATGAAAGGGCAGGACTATATTGACAAGACTAGAGAGTACCTTGATTATCTTGAAGAGCATCTTGAAAATGTAAGGGTTGCTTTTATTGAGGTGACACATGCATGTGAAGGTATGCCGTGGGTTGGCGATGACTTCTCATGGTTTACCTTGAAGGCAGAGGTTGAGTGCCATGACCTGTCTAAGTTTTCGCCGGAAGAGTTTGTGCAATATAGAAATTCATTCTTTCCTGTATCTGAAAAAGATCGGGAGGAAAGCGGAATGGATAAAGCATGGGAGAACCACAAGAAAGCTAACCATCATCACCATGAGTCTGTGGATAATTATCTCGATGTAGTTCACATGGTGGTTGATTGGACTGCAATGGGTTATAAATTTAAAGATACAGCTCAGTCATACTACGAGAAAAACAAGGATAGGATTATGTTGGATGATAGCTATGTCCCATTTATGTATGAAATTTTCGAGAAGATCGCTAACCATCAAGCATCAAGTTAATGACTAGCCCATCCTACACCGAAGAACAGAAGGCAGAACACCAGCGGAACGCAGACGAATACGAGAAGTGCGCGAACAGCTTTGAGTATTTCGTTGATAACTTCTGCACGATCCAGGACCGGAAGAGCGAAGAGCCGATACCATTCAAGCTCTGGGAGAGCCAGCGTGAGGTTCTTCCTCTTCTGCTAATCCATAAGTTACTGATATGTCTTAAGGCCCGGCAGCTTGGCATTACATGGCTGGTTGTCTGCTATGTGTTATGGAAAGCAATGTTCAGCTTTAATGAGTTGATCCTGATCATCTCCGGCGATAACGAGGATTTCTCCAAGGAGTTTGTTGAGAGGGTCAAGTTTGTTTTTGATAACCTTCCTATCTGGATGAAGCCGAAAGTCTATAAGCGGAATGAATTGAACCTTTGCTTTGGTGAAGAAGCCACCGACCCCAAGACAGGCGAGGTTAAGATAAAGGGGCTCAACTCCACGATCAAGGGATTAGCGCCGACCTCTTCAGCTGGTCAATCAAAGACAGTTTCCTTGTTGGTGTTGGATGAAGCGGCCTTAAACCGTTACTGTAAATCAATCTATGCTGCATCGAAGCCAACACTTGAACATGCAGCTGGTCAGTTAATCGTTATCAGCAATCCAAACAAAGATAAACCAGGGTGGGCTTGGGTGAGAAAGATATACACCGACTCGATGAAAGGACTTAATAAGTTTGCACGGCTATTTCTTAACTGGGAATGTGTACCAGGCCGTGAGGTTGACAGCGAGGGACGGACATTTATCGAAAGGAAAAAGCTTGAGGGTATGGATGAAGATGATATCAGCCTCATGTACCCAACAACCGAAGCCGAAGCAATCAGCGCCATGTTGGGTAGCTATTTTGGCAAGAGCCTTGTCCGTCACGACCAGACAGAAGACGGGCTCAAAGGGTTTGTCCTCAAGGATGAAGATACCGACAAGTATTACTTTGAAGAAGATGAACGTGGAATTGTAGAGATCTGGGTTAAACCTTACCAGGATCATGAAGACTGGGACGGTATTCAGTGGAAAGAACGCTATGCCATTGGCTCTGATGTATCTGAAGGGCTTGGTGCCACCTATTCAACCGGTTATGTGTTCGATAGGCTCACAGATGAGTTTGTTGCTAAGGTTTCATCCAACAGGGTAGACGCTTACGAATGGGCTGTAGTCCTCAAGGCGATTGCAAACTATTATAATAACGCCGGTCAAAATGCTGTTATATGTGCTGAGAAGACCGGGGCCGGGCAGACAACTGTTAAGAAACTGAAGATCGACAGGCAGCGCCAGTATGTTGTGATCAAGGCCGACTCAACCACCAACAAGGCAACCAAGTCTTATGGCTGGAACGAAACCAACAACTCTAAGGCTGAACTGTCAGGTGATTTGAAGACTTACCTGAAGAATACTGAGGGAGTTGTGAGGTGCGCTACCTTGATTGATGAGTGTTCAACCTATATCAAGCACGAAAACGGCAAGCTCGGCCACGAAGAAGGGAAGAAAGACGATCATGTTATTGGTGCCGGTCTTGCCCTTCAGGCCTGTTTAATGTTCCAGGGCTCGGCCAAACAGACTAAGGTTAAGGAGCATATCAGGAAACTGCGAGAGGAAGAGATAAAGAAGCTCGGCGGTGGTGTTGATGAATCAGCGGCCAGGCACCTTGATATGGTCAGGGAGAAGTACAGCAATGAAGACTCAGAAGACTGGGAAGATGATGGAGAGGAATATTTGTAAAGGAGATCAACAATGAATAGCGTAAAGAAAGCTGAGCTAAAACTGGTCAAGAAGATACAGAAGAACCCAACCAAGCGAGATGTGCGCCGCCTGGCAAAGATGGTATCGAAGGATAACCGATTCAGGTTAGGTGCCAGGATTCTATCACAGGCCCTACATGATGGACTTATGACCGAGCGAGAGATACTTGAAGACCTTGTGATGATGAAGGACTGGGACTCGATGGAAAGCGCCTTGGTATTCTGTATTAGTGTGGCCGGATGCTGGAAACTCAACAAGGAACTGGCTAATGTCTATGCCGACATGGGCCAAATGGCAAAGGCAGTCAACGCCTGTAATGCTTACCTGTTTAACCAAGACAACTCAAACGTGAGAGCAGTAAAGGCGGGGGCACTGGCAAACCTCGGCAATATCAGGGGTGCGAGGATGATCTATTATGATCTTCTCGATGACGAAGAGATGAGTGACAAGGCCTTTTGTGATCTGGCCTTCATTGAAATAAGGCAGGGGAATAAAGACCTGGCAATGGATCTAATCTCAAATGTAAATACTCCGCCGCTTTCATCTACCCACCAGTGGGGCACCATTATGAAGATGGCGGGGCGACATAATGAGGCTATAAAGAAGATGAGGATTGCCCTTAAGTCTAAGATGAGCGACAACCTGAGAAAGACTATTCTGTTCTCGCTTGGGGCTATTCTTGACGAATCTAAGCGGTATGAAGAGGCTTACAAGGTGTTTGAGGGTGGAAATAAGCTTTACAAGAACACATACAATAGTGATCGGGAAATAAAGACACTGGCCGGAATGAAGGAGATCTTTAACAAAGAAGACTTCAGTAAAGCCCTTGATAAGTCTGTTGCAATAAAAGAGACTACTCCCATATTTATTATTGGGATGCCACGGTCAGGGACGAGCTTGACCGAGCAGATACTTTCCAGCCATTCCAAGATAGAAGGGAAGGGAGAGCTTGAGTGTGCCGGTAAGAATACCTTTATTTGTGACAGCCTTACGGAGCTGAATAGTAACATTCTTACCGACTGTTCTCTTGGGTATCTCGACTGTGCTGGGGTTAAGGACGGTTATTTCACTGACAAGATGCCAGCCAACTTTGCAATGGTTGGCTCTCTAGCCCTTATGTTTCCTGGCGCTAAGTTTATCAATGTGCAGCGTGATGAGGATGATCTGGCCGTTGGTATATGGACTACAGACTTTGCCAGCCCACACCCTTACGCTTATAACCTGAAAGACATTAAAGCCAAGATGAAAGCATACCAGGGTTATGTTGATCATTGGAAGTCAATCGGTATCGAGATCCTTGATGTTAAGTATGAAGAGATTGTCAATGATACCGTTGGCACCGTTGACCGGCTGTTTGATCATATTGGCCTCGATGTTGAAGAGCAGTGTTATTCCCCTCATGATTCTGACCGGGTTGTTAAGACAGCATCGTGGGCTCAGGTCAGACAGCCTATCCACAGTAAGAGCATTGGACGAGCTGGTAATTATAAAGAGTTATTCAAAACTTGACTACTTTGGAAGGTATGTTAAAGTTAAATTTAACCGTAAAAGCAGTATTTTATTAATTAAACCTAATGGAGGTTAAGATGATCAAAAAAATGGTCGGACTTGTGCTGGCTCTGGTTCTCTTGCTATTGGGCGGCATGGCCAGTACGGCTGCTGCTTATAGCGGCACAGAGAGAGGAACGAGTATGCTGGTCGGTATAATGGTGATGGATGAATGGCCGGGTAAAGGACTGGTGGCTGGTGTCCTTGGCACTGAACCGTTTATCTATGAAAAAGGATCTTCTTTAGTCCCTGCTGGTGTCTCTATGGCTTGCCTTGGTTGCGACAAAGGCTTCAAGCCATCATGGGCACTCGCGGTCTTCCATCCGCCTGGTGTTAAATACTTACCGGACATCGCGTAGCCTGTTTAAGCAATACAGCACAACAGTAAAACCCCTGCCTCCCCCCACAACTGGCAGGGGTTTTTTTATGTTTGCCTTAATATAATGGGTGTGGTAAAGTTCGTTAATACAATCTTTTACACAACAAAGTTAAGGTGATTGCTTATGCCGTCAGCTATCCAGCTCGACATCGGACACTATGTTTTACTGGCCGTGATACTCGTTATGGTCATCAAGAATTTAATATCAGAACACCAGCACATAAAAGAGAGATCAGACATGAGCAACAAGCTTATGGCCCGGTCTTTAACGGAATACACAGCTTCGTCATTAGACTTAAACAGGAAAGAACTCTCTGAAGAAGAAGAGAGGGATATTCTTGATAAAGCGATGAAGGAAGATAGGGTCCAGGTTTAAAATATGTTTGGTAAAGACAGAGACGATAAGCCGATAATCCAGATAGAGGCCAATGTATTTAATTCAGGAGCCGGTTCCAGAGAGATACGGGAACGAATATGGTACAGAAACATCCTCTACTATATGGGTGAGCAGTGGATTGAATGGTCAAAAGAGCAGAGAAGGTTTGAAGCCAAGTGGCAGTATGGCGGGGAACAAGATCCACGACCAGTATCAAATTATATCCTAGACTACAACCGGTCAGTTAAAGCCCTAATTCTGAACAAGGACCTGGTTTACAACGTGTGGCCGAACTCAAACGACCATGACGATATGCAAGCAGCAGAGCTTGGTGGCCTTGTCCTTAAAGATATGGACACTAGGGACGGCTCTGTGATTATCGATGAGCAGGAAGCAGCTATCTTGTGGATGAGCTTAACAGGTACAGGGTTTATCAGGGACTATCCAAACATGGGCCTGGGCAAATGGATCGGGCAGACAGGGCTAAAAACTGGCGATATAGCAACCGAAGCAATTATGCCGTTCAATGTGTTTGTTGGTGACACGCCAGGTAACACTCTAAGAAAGAAGCCCAGTGTTGGTATCCAGGGGCTTAAAGATACTGAATGGATCGAAGATACCTTTAAGATGAAGATCGGCGGGAAGAAAACTGACACCCAGCATGGCCACGACTACCAGCGAAGCTTAATGGAAATAGTTGGTAATGTCTCCGAATGGAAAGGTTCCGATGTTAACAGTATGTTCCGTGGAGCAGGCCTTACAGCCAGTGGTGCTAAAAGCGATGTAGATATGACCCTGTTCAGGGAAATTGAAATAGCTCCAACGATTAAATATCCAGAAGGTCGCTATATTATCAGGGCTGGCGGCAAAACCCTTCTTGATGTCCCTAGGATGCCAATCCCTGTAGATAAAGACGGGTCATGGTTTTACACCATTGAAGATATCAGACATAACCTTATCCCCGGTGGATTCTGGGGAGAAGCTGGGACAAGTTCTTTAATCTCTCCACAGAACACAATCAATAAAATCGATCAAGATCTTATTAAGAACAGAGATGATGTGGCAAAACCTACTGTAACCGGTCCTACTGGTATGAGCTTCAAAACAGTATCAAGGAACGGAAACAGTATAAAGGTCGTTAAATACGATCCGATAGCGTCAGGCGGTGTGGCCCCGACAATAACAAGGGGCACAGCGTTGCCAGCTCAAGTTCTTAATGAAAGACAGATCCAGAGAGAAGTATTCCAGGATTCAAGTGGAGATCCTAAAGGTGTCCTTGCTGGCAAGGCTCCGAGCGGTTCTTCTGGTGTTATGGTCGACATCCTCAGAGAAACTGCTGAGGCCGGTCATCAGCCAGATGTCACAAGGGTTTTCAGAGCCTTCCAGAGATCTGCAAGAAAGCGCCTTGTTATAGCTGGTGAGCTATTCTCAGAGGAAAGGATTCTAAAGATATCTGGATCTGACGGTAAGATTGGCGTTAAAACCTTTAAAGGAGCAGACCTTAGAGACAACACAGATGTAAGGCTCGAACCCGCAACCGGATTCTCATCCACAAATGCGGGTAAAGTTTCCACAATATCAGGGCTTATTACTGCCGGGTTATTCAACGAACAGGTTGTTACTGTAGAAAACAGGGAAGAGATAACAAGATTAATGGGCCTGACTGGATTCTCCAACAAGATATCTCCAGACATGGCAAGAGCTGAATCTGAGAACACTCTACTGTCAAATAGCGAAGCCGATAAGGTCTATGTTGAGATTGCCGCTGTAGATCCTGATACTGATGAGCCATTACTTGACCCAGACACAGGCGAGCCGGTTATTGTCCCAGCTATTAATGATCCGCTGTTCGAGTTTGATAACCATGAAGTACACTTTGAAGCTCACCGAAAGTTCTTGATCTCTCCACAGTTCAAAGATCTTGAAGAGAAGGACCAAGTTATCGCTCTGGCCCATACATCAGTGCATCAGAAGAGGATAGAACTTGCCCAGCTTGCAGCTCAGGAACAGGAAGTCATGCTCGCAGCTGAAGGCTTAACAGAAGGACAACCACAACCAGGTACAGAATAATGAAGCTAAGAGATATGAAAAGGAAGGTTGAGAGTCACAATGATTCACCGGAGATTGCTTGCTGTGAACCTTCGCGTGATGAATATCCGTGGGGTTTAAGGATCAACCTTGGCAACGATGAACTGGGTAAACTTGGTATAGATACTTCAGGGATGTCTGCTGGAGATACTGTTGCCATAGTTGCTCAGGCCACAGTTACTTCCATTAGTGAAAACGAATACGAGAATGAGGCAGAAGGTAAGGTTGTTTCCCGTGAATGTTCTTTACAGATAAAGAAGCTTGCTATCGAACCCTCCGCACCAGAGAAGAAAGGGACACTAAAAGAGTTGCTTCAATCAGTTAAATAAAAGGATCAGTTTCATGAGAGAGAACCTTCATGTAGGCACCCACAAATTAAGCCATCCAAATTACGACAAGGTGTTCGGCATCAAATATGAGTTCGATGTTTGCCGGACATGCTCAACGGCCAAGGCCAACGGTGGTAATGGTGACTGTGATTGTTCGTTGGTTAAAAAAGATTGACATGATGTATGACTTTAACTTATCATGCTAAGTAGTTGTGACAATGTAATATTTTGACGGTGTAGCCGTTTAAGTGTTACCAACCAAAAGAGGGACAAGATGGGAACAATTAAAGCAGATTTAACAGCAGCTACCGAAATGGATAATGCGGTAAACAATCCCGCTCCAGAAGAAACAACTACCACCGGGGATACCGGTGAGGGCTCACCTCCTGAGCCTGGTACTGATGGTTCCGAAACAGGGACCAATGAAGACGGAACGCCAAAAGCTCCTGAAGCAGGCAGTGAAGGTGAACCAGAATCCAGCGCCAAAGAAGAAGGAGAGGATCTTGAAGGTTTAAAGACACTACTCAAAGAATCCGGCTTAAGTGTCGATGATTTTGCGAAGGTTGTCGAAAACGACAAAGATCTCAAGGCGGCTCTTGACGGAAGAGATGTCAAGGATCTTCTTGAAAAGGCTAGTAAACTCGAAGACCTTGAGAAGCAGTGGGCTATTGATAAGGAAGCCGAACTCAGGGAAAGCGAAGAGCCGGAAGAGACTATCGCCCGGCTTGACAAAGAACGTGCCGATGAAAAAGCCAGACTTGAGGAACAAGTAGTTTCAAGCCAAAATGCTGAAGAGAACAGGAAGGCTCTGGAAAACTATGATTCTCATATCGCCACATCGGTAGCGGCCACGGATTTACCGGAGTCGCACAAGGAGTTACTGACGAGCATTCTTAGTTCATCTCACCCAACGATGTCTATCGACTTTAGCAATAAAGGTGATGTCGGGAAGATGGTTAAAGAGATGCAAGGGAAGTTAAAAGCGTTTTCTGACGGTGTTATCAAGGATTATACCGATGGGAAAACGGCAATCCCACCAGTGACACCATCAACACCCGTAACCCCTGATTTGGATGCGGGTAAACCAAAAACTATTTTAGAGGCCACCAAGGCCGCTGTTGCAAAACTCCGAAGGGCTGGAGAAAAGTAGCACAGGCATTAAGGTGGTAAGGAAACTATTATGACTACAGGATTAGTGGCAGGATCAACCCTGTCAAATATGGCTGAATTGCTGAAAGAAACTTACGGTGATACCGTAAACCGGCAGTTCAATGATGAGACTACCACCTATAATCAGTTCAGCAAGTCAGAAAGACAGCCTGCTGGTCTTGGTTACAACTTTAATGCTACTTATGCCAACCCTCAAGGTGTTGGTGCCCGTGGCGATGGACAACTCCTGCCTTCCCCTCTGCCTGGTAAGTATGACAAAGGGCGTATCAATCCGATCTATGTATATGGTCGTTTGAGAATGTCCGGTCCGGCTATTGCCGCTGCCAAGGGTAATTATGCTTCCTTTATGACCGATCTGGGCGGAGAGGTTGATAACCTTTATAATGCCCTGGTTGTTGACATGAACAGGATGAGCCATTCTGACGGCTTCGGTGCCCTGGCAACTTTGTCAGCTGCTTCCGATTCTTTGTCTACTACCGGCACATGGACTTGTACCTGTGACAACGATGTTGGTCTTATGAACCTTCAGGAAGGTATGGTTGTTGATTTCTATAATACTGCTGGCGCTATTGACCAGAGTGCAACTTCCAGCCGTATCCTGTCCCTGAACCCTGCCACCAAGGTTGTTACCTTTGAAGCAAACGATGGGACTTATAAGGCTGACCATCCAATCGTAGCCGCTCGGTCTTACACCATTGCTACCGATACCATTGCCTCTGGTTCTGTTATCGTTCGCCAGGGTGCCCGTGAAGCTGCTTTTGCAACTACCGATACTCCTATCGAGATGACAGGTCTCCAGGGAATCTACGATGACGGTACTTTGCTTGCTACTTTTGAGAATATCCTGGTTTCGGCTAACCAGAAGTGGAAAGCAAATATCGTCAGCAACTCCGGTGTAAACCGTGAATTGACTATCAACCTGATGCTCCAGGCCCTTGACCGTACCCGGATTGCTTCTGGCATGAAGGTAAGCACCATGCGTCTTGGTCTTGGCCAGAAGAGAAAGTATGCAAATCTTCTTTCTCCTGATGTCCGGTTTGCACCTACCGAACTTCGAGGCGGTTATGAGATGCTGACCTTCTCTGGCGGTGATGGAACAGTTGAGATGATCGTTGATCCTGTCAACGCACCTAACCGGATCTACTTCGAGCCAAAAGATGCCATTCAGAAGTATGAGCTTGAGCCTCTTGGTTGGGGTGACTGGGGTGGGACCATGCAGCAACGGCCTGACTACGATCAAGGGGATCAGTTCTTGAAAATCTACACCCAGCTTGGCTGTGAGAAGCGTAACTGCCTCACATTGCTGAAAGATCTTACCGAGCCGTCCTTGTACTAAGCTTTAACTTGGCGGGGCTCTTCGGGGCCCCTGCCTTAAATTTCCTTAGTATCCTCGAAAGAGGGGTAAACTGTGCCTTGGGAGGGCAAAATCATGATTGAAGAAAAAAACTTATCCCCATCGCTTCGGCGTAAAATTGGGGCTGGGATGTATGGAGCTGAAGAGAGGTATGTTTATAGCTCTGGCACTGGGGCTCCGTATAGCTGGCTAAATGGCCGTGGTCCGGGAGAGGGAGGCGTAGATGAATCTCATCTACATCCGTCTATTACTACCGCTCTTGCCGCCGCTACCACTGGCCGCAACGATATTGTCAATTTGACCCCTGAGAACCATAGTCAGGCTGTTGGTATTACATGGGATAAAAACATGACCCATCTTCTAGGTAATTATCCTAAAGCCCGGCAGAATATGAGGTCAAGAATCGGACAGAGTGCGGCAATGGCTAACCTCTTAACTGTTTCTGGTTACGGGAACCTGTTCGAGAACCTGTACTTCATGCACGGTACTGGAGGGGCGGTTAACTTGAACTGCCTCACCGATACTGGCGGAAGGAACACCTACCGGAATTGCCATCTGCTTCCTGCTGATGCAGTAGCTCTTGATCAGGCTGCGTATGACCTTGTGAGGCTCGGTAGCAACGAGATTTACTTTGAAGAGTGTACTTTCGGTACGGATGCTATCGCATGGACCAATGGCAATATGATCGAGTTTCAGGCCAGTGTCGATCCGCCAAGGTCATTCTTTAAGAACTGCACCTTCTATATGAACGCTGATAATGCTCAGGTTACTTTTATGAAGGTAATCGCTGGAGCTGGAGGTGGTATCGCATTCTTTGAGAACTGCAAGTTTATCAATATTGGAACCACCCTGACCCTCGGTATTGACGGTACAGGCTTAGGTAACTTCAAGATGATCTTTGATCTGCAATGTACCTTCTGGGGTTGCACCGATGTCGTAGCGGCTGCAAATGAGGCCAGTGTTATATGGGGCTTCAATTATGCCGGTGCTGCTGCTGTTGATAATCTGTTGGCCACCAGTTACGACCATACAGCTTAATTAGTAGTGTTCAGTAACAATGACCAGACAGGGCTGGAGCTTTAACCGGCTTCAGCCCTTTTTTTTGGAGATCAGATGTCGGAAGATAGGGTTTTAACCAGATTTATTGACGAGAACGGAGATGTCTTTGCTGTCAAGCAGATTGGCAATGCTCTTGCTATCGTCCCTATCGACACTGGTGGGACTGCAATAAATCCAGCTACCTATGATGCCCAGACAGACGGAAGCCAGAAAACACAAGTAGTAGATTCATCGGGGAATGTTGTCAGCGTTCAATACCCATTTTCTACTGACGGAGATTCAATATACGCAAAAGACATTAACACATCAACCTCCACCTCTACTGGCTTCTCTGGCACCGTAACCGACCTGTTCGACAATATATCCTCTGTAATGGTCAACAGTACCGCAACCAACCCCAAGGAAATAAGCATTAAGTTAAATCGCCCTGTTGATACTGGTATTTTTAGATTCTGCACGGCAACAGGTACGTTCAGTAATGTTAAAATTATTCTCAAGACGGCATCTGGATCGACAGTTGGGACAATAGATAAAAGCGCCGACTCTACCACTTATGCTGACTATGAGTATGTTGTTGATGGTGATCCTGTACCATTCTGCAACATGGTTATACAGTTCCATACCGCCAACGAAGTATCTGTGGGTTACATTTCTGTCGATAAGGCTCTTCATACTCATGCTGTCACTATGGGGATAAGAGATGACGGAACTCTTGGATTTGTAAGACTCACAAACGGTAACAACCAGAAAGTCTCTATAGAAGAGACAGACCCCTCGGTTGCCTTTAAATTATATGATGATAGTGATGTCGCATACGGAGTTAAGCACGTTGATAATAAGCCAAGGGTATCATCTACTCCTTATTATGTAGATATAGCCGAAGGTAATGTGGCTGGGCATAGTGCCTTATTTAAGTTTGGAGATAACCCATCAGTAGGAACTTCATACGAAACTATCTGGAGCGAGGGAGGGTTGTATCCCTGGGTTGCTGTAGATGCTGCCGCTGGTATTGTGACCATATCTAGTTCAAGCACAAACGATGTGGCTACTACTGGGACCGGAGCGTGGACTGCCACAATATATGGCCTTAATTCTGCAACAGGAGCAGAACAGAACGAAACCCTATCATTGAATGGTCAGAACGCTGTTAGTAGTAATTTATCATATTCCAGAGTTAACAGGATAATAGTTAATACTGCTGGGACTCTCTTGTGGAATGATGGGATTATTTATGTTGGCACCGGTGCGGTTGGGGCAGGAAAACCAGCAGTAGTATGGGCTTTGGTTGATGCCACTGCCAATCAAACTCTAATGGCTCTGTGGACAGTACCCACAGGGAAGACTTTATACCTAACAAGTGGATCAGCTGCCACATCTAGCAATAAGGGCGCTGAGATAAATATTTTTATTAGACCTCCTGGAGAGCTGTTCCAGATTAAATATAGGACACATATATTCTCTGGGGATTACCAGTTCAAGTTTGAGTTCCCACTACCAATACAGTCGATGTCAGATATAGAGGTAAGGGCTAAGGCTGTTGCTGTCGGAGGCGATGTAAGCGCAACATTTGAAGGGTGGTATGAATAAATTATTTTAACCAAAGGAGAGAACAATGAGTTATACCCCTGACCACGGATTTGTAAGAAAGCTGAAAGAGATTGATACCAAGCTTGGATGTTTCTTTAATCAAGATGCGGCTCTGGTAATTGTTACATACACGAGAGCAACTGGGGAACCGGTTCCGATCTATACTGTAAAAAATGCAGATGGCAAGTTCAGGGTCCCTGATCAACGCGACATAGATAAGATTTTACAGGGAGATCTAAACAAATCTAGCGTTAAAGATAGGCTTGGCAAGACAGCCAGATATATGAACGAATACAGGGAAAAGCAACGCAAGAAGGCCCGTGCTGCCTTTGATGATAATACCAGAGACAACAAGCATCAACTTATTAGAGCTTTCGCAAAGATTAACAACCCTGGCGGCAAAGGGAATAGGCCCTTTCGTCAGTTACCAAAACCAAAGCCGAAAGGCAAAGTTTTTGCATAATCATATTTTAATGTGGTTTTGTGAGAAGGAGATTGAGGATGCAGAATTTATACAACCCGACAGATGAAATTATTGAAACTATGTATGCCAGCAGGCCGTTTATCTTTAAGCCAGGCCAAATTAGGCCTATCGAGGATAAGGCAACTGCTAACCATATTGTCAACGAGTGGGGCACAAGGGGTATAGTTGCTCTTGATTATGGGGATGATACAAAGAAAGCTTTAGGTGGCGGAACTGTCAAGGAGCAGAAGGCAAATGCCGGTATCAAGGCAAATAAGGCCTTCAGGCGCAAGATGATCATCGAGCATAACCAGATGAACGAGGCTAACAAGATTCAGCGCCTTCCTTATGTCCATCCAACTGAAAAGCTTATCGTTTACGCCAAGGCTGAGGGTATCCAGTTGATTAGCCCTTATGAGGTAAGCGATGAGACTCAGAAAGAGTTAAACGCTCAGAGGGCAGAGAACAGAGAGCTTAATAGTATGCTCAGGGAGCAGGGCAACCAGATAAAAGATCTTCTGGAAATAGTTAAGGCTGGAGGTATGCAGGCTCCAGAAATGAAGAGCTCCACTGAGTTAGATGCTGAAGCCAAAGCCAAAGAAATTGAGGCGATGGTGGATAAGTGTAATTCCTACACCAGAAAAGACCACTTTAAAACATGGTTGGACCAAAACCTCGAAGCGGTTAAACTGTGGCCAGAAGATGCCAAATCAGAGGTTCGGAAGAAGCATACCGATCTGGTTGGCGGAGAGCAGCTTAAAATTTAGAGAGGTTTCTTAATGTTATATGACTGCTATAGCTTGATTTCCTCAATGAGAGAGGAACTTAACGAATCAGGGGATGCTTATGTCCAGGGCACAGATACCACGGGGAAGTACAGTAATGCGTATCTGTTGATCAAGTTGAACCAGTCGTATAGAACTCTCTTCGCAATGTTGGTGCAGAGGATTCCCGGTTATTTTTACGCAAAGGCAACTATAACCGGGACTTCTTCTGTCTTTACTCTTCCAGGCGATATGGGTGTAATAGCCGAGATAAGGGACGATCAAGGGTACAAGGTAGTTCCTGTAACTGTTGGCAATATCCCTATAAACGATGGGACTGGAAGCAAGAATGAATACTTAAGGACCGGTAACTCCATAACAGTTAACAAAGACGGAGTTACCGGGCCCTATGTTTTTTACTACAGAAAGAAAGCGCGGGATCTCCAGTTCGGAGCTGCCGCTGCTGGAGCCGCAACATCGATTACCTTCCCGACATCATTCAGCAAAGTAGCTGATTATTATAATGGTATGGAACTAAACAACATAACGAAAGACTGGACTGATACTATCACTGATTATTCAGTAGCCAGGGTTGCAACCATACTTGAAACAGCTGCCGCTTCAGATTATTTCGGGTTAGTTCCTGAAATCCCAGAAGCGTTTCAACACCTGATAGCCCCAAAGGCTGTTCAACTCGTAAAAGCAGGATTCCCTATAGCTCAAGAAAAACCAACCCAGTCAGAGATAATGCTCTGGAATGACATGCTTGCCGAAGCAATAAAGGTATATGGCGTAGAAGATACTGATGTTAATCTTGGAGATGCAATCTCAGGGTATCAATAGGAGTACCAATGCTTAGAAAGAGGACCGGAGTTAAAACATATCCTGTCTCTGGCGGTTGTGTAACTGAAAGAGATAAGACCCAGCTTAAGTTTGGTGAATTTTCCTGGTTGCAGAATATGAGGGGTGATCATCCGGGGCTCAGGCAAAGGAAAGGGTGTAACCAGCTTCATACCACTGCCATAACAGGAACGCCTGGCATTGTTAATATGTATCAGTACCGGTCTGTCCGTGGTGCAGAACAAAAGTTATTCGCTCAATTAGATAATGATGACCTTTGGGCTCAGGATACCACTAACCTAAAGATTCCAGATAAGAGGACCGGAGCTTTCGGATCTCTTACTCATACCGGTTCATCTGGATCAATCCCAGCTTCATTCTCAAATGTTAAAGACCACATGCTTTACAGTAATGGAATTGATCAGCATCAGGTTTATTGTGGTGACAGTTCACTTGTAGATAAATTTATTGTATTCGATGGCGGTGCCGCTCCCGCAGCTATCCCGGATAATGGCAGGGACTACTCGCTGGAAGTTCGAGACACTGTTGACGCAACAAAAGTTGCTATCCTTGACAGTTTGAACACCTATGCTGCCTTTGAATGTATTTTTATAAAGACTAAGGTTCCTGCAAATTCTCTTACATTCGATGTCTCTGCGGCAAACGGGACTGCTTCAGTTATTTCAGTATGGTATTGGAATGGAACCGCATGGACTGAGGCCTCAGCCGGTTTTTCTGACGGGACTACTTCTGGCGGGGCTACGCTTGCCATAGATGGTGCCATTACATGGACATCTCCCGGATCTGCTGAACAAGAAAAATATATGTACGGCACCAATGGTTTTTGGTATCAGCTAAGGGTTACTGTCCAGCTTGATGCTGAGGTTGAGATTGCTTCTGTCAAATTCAATGACACCGCACCACATCCATTAAGAAATATATGGGACGGAGTTGATGTGTATGGTGTTGAGGCCCAGGTTTATGTAAATGCCGACACAGCCTATGAAATATACGGTGCAGCTGCGGTTGACGTTGGTGATCTTACAACTAGCGATATCATCTATTTTGCCGCTGCAAGCAAGATTGAAGGTATTTATGTTAGTCCAGGTTCTTTGCCAAACGTAGCTACTGCTCCAGCTTTCACTATTTCGTACTGGAATGGGACGGCTTGGGTTTCAGTTGGGACTGTAGTTGATGGAACAAATGGTTTGCAGAACGCAGGATGGCTCACATTCCCCAGGCAAGATGCTCAGACCAGAGAGTTAAACACTTCAAAGTATCAGGCATATTGGTATAAGATAGTGCTTGATGCTGCTGTGGATGCAGATGTCACCCTCGCCATGAGCTATATGCCTTATTACGATGTGTCTGACTTCGGTTCGTCCGGTAAGACTAATGCAGTATGGAAAGACCGGGCCTGTTATTCTTTTGATCAGTACGGGCCTTATGTCTATGTCTCGAAGACAGGGGCTCCATTAGTTTTGAATGGTTCTGATTATGGGATATTAAGGGCCGGTGATGGCCGGTACAACCCTATCAAGGCCCAGCGCAACTTTGTAAATGAGCTGATGGTCTGGCAGGAAGAGATCGGGAGTGAGGGTGGCTGTGTAACGATATTCGAGGGGTATAGTCCTACAACTTTCGGTAAACTTGTTCTTTCTTCTGAGATAGGCACGATGAACGCGAAGAGCGTTGTTGTCGTTGACGGAGTGATGACCAGAACCAGAACAGAATCAAGAATAAAGACAATAGCTTTCTTCCTGTCCAGGGTGGGGGTCTGCTCTACTGATGGTAGAACTATCCATATAGTATCAAATGACATACGCAACTATTTTGATCCTCAGCAAGATGAGTGCATTAATATTGCCTATAAAGACAAGATGTGGATCGGCTACGATTCAGCCGAAGAGGTTGTGCGGATCGGCCTTGTTACCGGCTCAAGCACTACCTGCAATACTTTCCCTGTCTTTGACGTTGTGGACGGCACATGGTCTTTCGATACTCCAGCCCAGGATATGCTTTGTATGGCCGAAGTATCAGCTGATTCAGGGGCTACAGAATCAAATGTCGGGACCGTGCAGCTTGGTGGCGGTGATGACGATGGTTTTATCTATCGTTTAAACAATGGTGTTAACGACTATAACGGGTCAGTAGAGACAGCGATTGATACTTATATCGATATTGAAGTTAATGTTGACGGTGAATATTTTGTTACTGACGAGATGGCGATGAGGGTTAAAGCTCAAACAGCCGGGGATCTTGACCTGACATTTTACAAGAACGGGGTTCAGGTCGGGACCAAAAGCATATCAATGATTGCCGGAGCCACAAATGAAACGAGTAGGCGGCATAGATTCTATCTCAACATAACCGCTCATCATATAACCATAAGAATCCAGAACGACACCATAGACGAGCCTCTTGCTATCTATGATGTTGGGATTGGAACAAAGATATGGGAAGGTGCATGATGCCAGATGAACCGAAGAAAAATGATGAAAGGTTCTTTGATTGCAAGCCTATAGGTGAAGAACCAGAACTTAATAAAGAAGGATTCTGGGTCAAGAATGGCAAAAAGAACAAACATTCCAGACAGCGAAGATAACCCTATTGCTGACTATGGGCGCAAGCCTTACATGGTTGGTAAGTCAGATGGTGATCTAAGTTTTAATGAATACCTTCATGGCGGTGACGGTGGAGGAACCTACCGTTCCATGATTGGAAGACAGGTTTATTCTGTCATGGAGAGAAAACGAATTGCTTTTATCCAGCACTCCCAGTTCAAGAAGCCTTACATGGGTGACGAGTTCCCTGAAATGGAGAATTTTGCAGATGCAATGCAATATGATAATTCTCCAGGGTGGGAGATAGGTAGCGGAGGTGTTTCAGGAGATTGCTTCGCAGTGTGTGATATAAATGCAAGCGGCTACTTACTGTTCCCTATGGAATTTCCACCTCCTTACGTCCCAACCGGAATAGCCAGGAACCCTGAAGCTGGAGAAACACTTTGGTTTACATGGAATAGGAGGTTTGCAGGGGAGAGGATTAGTGTTGCTTCGGCGTATAAAGTTTCTTCGTCAGGAGAAAAAACAGATATCTCAGACAGTGTTGACGCATATAATGCGGAGCTTTCCGCTGCTCCAGGGTGGTCTTTCTCAGCTTATAGGACTGGGCTCTATGCGGCTGTTGATTGTTCAATGCTCAAATCGAATGAGCATTTTGAGTTTGTTTTCGCACAAGAGAATCCATTCTCTGGGACAGACTGCCCTGATGGAGGATGGGATTGCACTAAAAAAGTAATTATCTACCCATGCGATGTTGAATGTTCGTTAGGATGGAACGCAGCTTCAGACGAGACAATTATCAGAAATGGCACGGCATCTTTGTCTATCACCACGACATCTCCTGGCGATACTTACACTTGGTCTGTATCTGGGGTG